CTGAGCACTATCCTTTCATCACCGTGTGTTCTTACGCAGGGCTAGAATACGTAGGACTTGTGCAAAATCAAGACAATAATATCACAACAATCTATGACTTTGGGAGCATACATCAACCCGAACTTAAGAAAACATTCTTAGAATTAGCCAATACTTGGTGGTGGGAGAGCAATCACAGCGTACCCATCAACATATTTCTCAAAGAGGATTGGACACTCTTTAAGACATATCTTCGAACGTTTGCCAACAAGGATCTTGTGATTATACATGGTCCTGTATGCAGTTTAAGTGATATAACTCAACGTAAAAGCAAGCGTCGATCAATTACTTTAGTCAAGAAGATTGACTAAGTTCATATGTAGCGAGACCAACATAGCATAACTTATTGCATGTGATTTTTTAAACACAAATCCTTGAGAATTGTTGCCATCCCACACTGAAGAAAACACTTCATCCCAGGGTCGTCGTTGTAAGTGCGCCTTGCCTGGACGAATTATTGATATAAATGCTGCCATTCTTGGTATGCTGTCTGGACGCATATCATTCAACAATCCAGTATAATTACCAATGTGAACTAGTTTGCCGGCCCAAGTGGCATCGGTCCACAATCTATGCCAAGGCGGCTCTTTTTGCAACATTTCATTGTAGTGAGCTGTGTCCTGAACTAGATCATACACACTCATGTTAAGAAAATCTAGTTTAAAATATCCCAGTTGTTCAGCATTTTCATAGTCAATAGCCGCGCAGTTGTTGATTGGATCCTTGGGTATGTTGGTTACATATATGCCCGAATTGTGTCGTTGGCCTGACTGCAGCCTGGCTGCTGTGTACTGTATTAGTTCCAGGGCCTTGTTGCGATTTCCAAAGTCAATATCAATATCTGCACTCATTACCATCCCGCCTGTTGCAAAATGTGTTTGGTATACTCAGCATCTGCTGGGTAGTCGTGAAACTTACGAGACCAAATATCAGGGTTTATCCAAGACCACACTATCGACACTTGTTCTTGATTTAATGATTCCAAAAGTTCTTGCCCTGAACTACTGTTGTACAAAACCCACCCAGTTATTCTGCCAGTTGTGATTGCATGGCTTATGCTGTTACGATTGCCAAATCTCAAATAATCATGTGATGGGTTTTTGGTTGTTTCTTGCCAATCAAGTGCTGTTTCAATGGCTCTGGCCACAGCATCAACAGCTTGTTCTTCTAGCACATACTGAGACAAGTATTCAGTGTAGGTGTTATCACTGCACCAGTTGTCAATTTTTTTATTTTTGCGAACCAACCACTCAATAAACCTGGCTGTGTTGACTGCATGTATTTGTCGACAATAGCGACCAAACTTTACAAATGCTTTATAATATGCGCTTTTGGCAAAATCGTCAAAGGTTTTAAACTTAGAACTACCTTGTGCTATCTCATAGAACTTGAGATACGCATGTAAGCCAAGTTGAACACCAGCTTCATTTTGTTCTTGATATCTGCGTTTGGGCTCACACATGTGAACCATGAGACTAGATTCCTTTAGGAAATCCTTGTTGCAGTGTGAGCATTGATGCTTGTTATTCTTCTCCATAATTTTTAATCAGCTCACGTAGTTCTTTGCTGGTGGTCATTGATGCAAGTAGCTCAACATCGGACATTTTCATGTTTGGATACAACTTCATCAATGTTTTTTTAACTTCGTTACTGCCGGCTTCTTTCTTTTTGGGCGAGATCCATTGATGCTTCAATGAGCCCATTCCCGGGCTAACTGACGTTGCCATAAGCCATTGCAATTTGGGGTGTTTATTAACAGTAAAGAAATGTTTGTTGAGTCGTTCATTGGTGGAGATCACATAAAATTCTTGTAGCTCTCGACTGCCTTGTACGCTACTACCCCATCGTATCATGAGATAGTTACTGAATTTTTTACGCTCGTCTGTATCCAAGCTGTCGTAAAAATCCCTGTTCTTACGATCAAATTGTGCCATCTCGTTGTGAATGCTCAACTTGTCCACTGTTAACCTTTGTTGATTTTGTTCATCATGGCTGCAGTTTTATCCTGCCAGGTCTTGAACCGTTGTATTTCTTTATTGACACGATCAATACTGTCCGACATACGATTTATTTCTTGCTCGAGAAATTCAAGTCTTGCAGTTGTTTGATCTTGATCAGTGGGTTTTTTAACACCAGCACGTTCAGCCACTTCTGGCGGCATAGATTCTTTGTATTGGTTCATTACCAGGCCTTTCCATAGTCAACTATTTCACAGTTACGACTAATATCCTTGACAAAGAATGCACATTGTGGTCCTTTATCATCATTTAGCGGAACGGCAAGCATTTGTCCGTTGCGCAATTTTGGAGCATACCACGTGACTTCATGATAAACATCCACAATTTCAATCTTGAAAAATTCAGGTCTAAAGCCAGTCAACGGGTTAAATGTAAAAACAGAAAACCCTCGATCGTTTACACTTGTGAGCGGCAGCATTTCAAGATCACACATGTCATGCTCGCCAATTAGCACTTGCCAATCCATGGGCATCTTGATAATACTTTCACCAATCTTGAGCACCAGGGCTGGCGCACTAAAACTTTCCAAGAAGATAAGTGGTATGTAATAGTAGTCCGGGTCAGTGGGATCGCTGTTGTCAAGTATTGAGAACCTTAGATCATCAACCTCGTCGGGCAAGGTGTCCAAGTTATAAGCACAGTTTTCTAATGTTAATATACGCATGTGTTGATTATACAATAAGTTTACAGTGATGTCAACTCATCCACTCCAATTTTTCTTGGGTAAATGGATAGGCTGCTTCTTTGTAGAATTGTTTGCGCTTGGTCAAGTGACGCTTGGCAAACTTGCAAGTTGATGTCACGTCCCAGATTTGGACGAAGTCCTTGTCCTCAGCTTTTCTAATGCCTCGCCCAATACTTTGTATAACTCTAACAAAGCTCTTTCCGGGTTCCAAAAGAACCAGATTAAAAATACGAGGGATATTAATACCCACAGCGGCCACACCATAAGTCGCCACAATAATCTTGTCACTAGATTCTGCCACTTCATCATATTCATCCTGCCTATCTTTGGCTTTGGTTGCACCACTCACAAACACAGCACGTTCTCCTAGACGTTCAACTAGGGCTTGCCCGGCTGCTATTCGATCCACTAACACCAAGGTGTTACCAGTTTCATTCACCTGGTTGATTAATTTGGCCATGGTATCAAGACGACCCGACTCTTCAAGTAAATATTTAAGCTCACTTTGGTAGTCATTGTATTCAACCAGATCCACTAGTTGTACAATGTTAACATGACAGTTTGCCAGCACACCCTGTTGTTGTAATTCATTGGCAGTGAGTTTGTCAATAACTGCACCAAGGCTCACTGTCAAAGACTGACTTTCAAACTTCTCTTTGGGGATAGTGCCTGTTAGTCCCCAACGTATTGGAATCCTGGCCATGACTCCTGTTAGCAATGTTTTAAGTGCTTCAGCCTTGGCCATGTGTACTTCGTCAACAATAACACAAACCACATCTTCAATAAAATCTTGAATAGTCACATCACCCACTCCATTCTTGGTATTCTTGAGTAGGACGTTTAGACTTTGCCAGGTACAGATAGTGTGTTTATGGCCATGTTCTTTTCTATCACCAAAATAAACACCCACATCCAGGCCCACGTTGATGTAGTCCTTTTCTGTTTGTGTCACCAGGCTTTTGTTGGGCACAATAACAATACTACGACCATGTTCCTCAATCCTTGCACTCAGCGTAGCGGTCATGATAGTCTTGCCTGCACCTGTGGCAATTTCTTGAATGCATTGTGGATTGTTTAAAAAGTTATTGACAATGTCAACTTGGTAGTCTCGGAGCACGATTGGCTCCCCGGCCAAGGGATGACTTTTTGGCCACAATCGGTGCGCCCAACTTTGTTCCTCTACTGGCTGGAATTCAAATGATACAGAATATTCACGTTGGTCATCTAGTTCAATGTCGTAATGCATTTGTTCCAACATTGGAATTATATCTGGTAACAAGTTTACATAAGTGCTACCACCAAGTTGGAAAAATGCAATCTTGCCATCCCACCGACCTAGTCTAACTGCTGGTAGATACCTTGCATAAGGTATGTCGTACTTAAATGCATTGACCAATCGTTTACGTGCGTCAAGATCCAGGCCTTCAATTTTGCAATTGACTTCATCCTTGACTATGATTTGACAACTTTTCATTACATTATAAACCTTCCGTTGATCAAGTCCAACCAGTTACGATACACATTAACTGATTCTTTATCAAGTTTCTTGTCCAATACCGATTCAAGATCGTCTGCAAGATTTCCGGCCACAATGCGTTCAAGTTTAATTGTGTTTGTTAATTGTTTTTCTAGCATATCACTATAGTGTAACATAAGATCTGCATATTGCCTAGTGGTTGTTATGCCACATGCCTCACACACTTGTTGCCAAACTTGCGGGCGATGCACAGATTCAAACCTTTGTGCGGCCCATTTGGCTATTTTGGTATCATGCACAGTTATACCAATTGTTGTGTGGCCATTGCG